TTAGATTTGGGAGACGATAAAACACTTCTTTCACGATCTGAAAAAAGACTCTTAAAATTTAAAGAGGGGAAGCCTAATCCCACTTATGGCGCATTGGATCAAACGCGGCGAGAAGTCGGAGAAGCATTGTCTAAGCAACAGGGGGAATTCAAAAATGACACTGAATCCGTTCTCAATGAAGTCTATGGAGTTCTCAGCGACGATCAACAGGGCGTAGCGGATTCTTTCAGGGTTGGCGCTCAATACCAGGTCGGCAGAAATTATGTATCCAAAAGGAAGGAATTGGAGAAAGAAGCGCTGGCATTATTCGGGCGTGAACTTGCAGGATCAATATTGCCTAAGTTAGCGACAGCGGCGACGAAACTTACCAAAGGTGACGTTTCCCTTTTCAGAAAATTGATGGACGCTATCCCCGCAAATAAAAGACAAGAAGCGGCGGCGACAATGCTGAATGAATTCTTTTCGTCCGGGGCAAGAAAGAAACGCGCTATAGGAGGCGGGTTTGTAAGCGCCTTTGAATCTCTCAAAAGAAACCCAGGAGCAAAGAAAGAAATCTTTAAACATTTACCGCCAGGATCGGAAGCTAAATTTGACGATATCGGGCGCGTTGCCACAGGAATTTTCAAGTCAAAAGCTTTGGAAAATAAATCCAAAACCGCTAGAGATATTCTTTTAGCGATAGATGACGGCGGCTTGTATAGAAAATTAAAGGAAGGCACAACAAAAGCCGTAGCCGCTGAAGCGGTGGGAACCACATTTGGCTTTCCTGGCGTGGTTACAGGCGCTCGTTTATTGGTCGGTGATTTGTTTAAAAAAGGAAGGAAAGTTGTTTCAGATATCGGCGACGAATTGTTTACGTCCGCAGCCTTTAAAAAAGCCATTGAAGACGCTGGATCAGGCAAAGATGTATTAGGGACCGGAATAACAAAATCATCTGTTTTCAAAAAATGGTTGAAAGCGCAACCGCCAGATATAAAAACCGAAATTGCGGCAATAGGATTCATCCCGTTTATAACGGCGCCCGATGATCCTAGACTATCGCTTGACCTTCAGGAGATTCAATAAATGTCAGCATTCTTAGATGAAAATACTCAATTTGTAGATGATGGAGGGAAGCCTCTTGCAGGCGGGAAAGCTTATTTCGGAGTTGTCGGGTCGGACCCTATTCTTTTCCCAATCCAGATATTCTCTGATAGAGCCTTGAAGATAGAGCTTAACAATCCTCAAACATTAGATGCGGATGGTCGAACTGAAAATAAAATTTGGATTTCCACGGTATATTCTCTTTTGGTTCAGGATGTGTTGGGCGTTCAGCATATACAACAATTAGACCAAGGAACTTTACTTTCATCAGAATTTATAACGCTTACTGTTACTGGAGGCGCAAACGATCTGATAGCCGATGGAGTATCGCCAATAGAATTACTCTCAGATAAAGGTATTTATGTTCTCCAAACCATAAATCCCAATAGTGGCCCAATGACATTGGAAGTTGGAATGGTGACAGCAAAAGATATAAAACTAAATCTGGATCAGGATATTCAGGAAATAAAAGTTAAAGCGGATCAGACAATGTTGCTTGCCTTTAATGAATCTCTTGATATTTTCGAGTGGATTAATCCTAGTGATAAAATAATTTATCTGACAAGAGCAGTGGATGTTACAGCGGTTCCCACCACGCCTATATGGATAACTGACGGAAATTTTATTCATGTTGTAGGCGCAGATATCATAGTCTCTTTTGGCGACTCTCAACAAGCTGGAGCTATAAGAAAAATTATATGGGATGCAGGCTCAACCATAACAGATAACGCGGCAATAATTGTTCCAGGTGGAGCTAATCTCATAACCGGAGCGGGTGATTCATGCGAAGTGATTGCCGATTCAATCAATCCTACTATATCTCGAATCACTCAATATCAAAGAGGGGCTGTCGTTCCATTTGACGGCCAGGTTGAAATTCCTTGGACTTTTGTAACAGTTGATTTAAATAATGAAACCGTACCAGTGACATTACTTTCAGGGTTGAGCAATATAAACTCAATAGACATTACCGTTAAAAATTGGAATCATGATATTGAGGAAGACCGTCTATCGCCTATCTTTCAACTGGTAACGACTAGTACGATAACGGGAGGTTATGATTCAAGAATTACAAGTTACAAATTTGATCCTGAAGCCTTTATTGATGTAAACAACTCTTCAGGATTTAATATTGCGGACCAAGCTCAAGTTGACGGCGGGGATCAATTAGCTTTTGAGGTTTCACTAAAACATTTTGGGAATAATGTTTGGAATTGCACATCGATAGGACGAGAAAACAGTTTTAACTATTGGGGGAGTGGACAGATATCTCTCGGAGCGCCTTTGACAGGTCTCGTAATGGAAATGATCGGCAGTGGTGGAAAAGGCATTGATGGCGGGTCGGTAAATATGAGATATCGATAAAAAGTCAATATGCTAAACAAATTGACAAGAATTCAAGCTGGCGAATCTCTTCCATTCACGTTTGACCGTAGCGGTGCCTCCCTGAAAGACTGGACTTGCCAAATATTTGTCAAGCAGAAGCCTGATGATATTCGCGCCGTTGACAGGCAAATCCTTTCTACAAATAATTTTAACTTTAAGGGGGTTCTAACAAGCGCGGAAACCCTAAATTTGGAAGACGGTGTTTGGCAATTAGTAGGGCTTTTGCAAAATATCAAGACTGATGAACAAGAAGAAATACCTATAAGATTTAGCGTCACAAAATCATTTAAAATTACCCCCAGTGTTTCCACTCCTATTTTTTCTCCGCCAGCCGGAACTTTTGAAAATACAGTTGTTGTCACTATAGCTTCGGCGACCCCAGAAGCGATCATCCATTTCACTACTGACGGCTCAGACCCGACAATTTTATCTGATATATTTAAAACTCCAATCATATTGACCCCATCAGGATCGCCGCATTCTCTAAAAGCGTTCGCCGTTAAGTCAGGTTTAATCGATAGCGCCATATCTTCCGCTATCTATAATGTTCAGGACAAGGTTGAATCCGTCACTTTCTTGCCCATTGCGGGAATTATTTCAGAAACTCAAACAATTACTCTTTCTACGCCCACTTCCGGCGCAATCATTCATTTCACCGATAACGGTGATCCTGTCGATAAGAATTCTGAAATTTTTTTGGTTCCTTTTACGCTTCCGTTAGGGAATCAAATAGTGAAAGCGTTTGCCGTTAAACCGAATTTTATTGATAGCGATAAAACTCAAGCAAATTATACCGTAGAGGATATGGTTGAACCCGTCACCTATTCGCCGCCAGAAGGAACAATTTTCGACATAGATACTATAGCTCTTTCGACAACCACTTCCGGCGCAACCATTCATTTCACAAAAAACGGTGATCCTGTCGATGATGAATCTGAAATTTTTGTGCTTCCTTTTACGCTTCCGTTAGGGAATCAGGTTGTTAAAGCGTTCGCGTTAAAAACAGGTTTTTTTGAAAGCGTTAAAAATGAAGCGAATTACAATGTTATTCAACAGACGGTCCAGCCTGTTACCTTTTCGCCTCCTGCCGGAACCATAAGAGAAACAGATTTGATAACTCTTTTGACAGGTACATCAGGAGCGACTATTCGTTTCACCGACGATGGGAGTCCTCCCGATGGGAATTCTGATCCTTTTATTCTTCCTTTTACTTTACCTCTTGGAAATCAGATAGTGAGAGCGTTTGCCGAGAAAGACGGATTTATACCTAGTGTCGAAACCCAGGCAAATTATGCCGTAGAGGATGTGGTGGCGCCAGTAACATTTTTGCCCGTAGATGAAAATATATTGGATGATACGCCAATATCCCTGGCAACAACTACATCAGGAGCCACCATCCGTTTCACAACAAACGGCGAAACTCCCGATGAGAATTCTCAAGAGTTTATACTTCCTTTTACGCTTACGGAAGGAGTCCGAACTGTAAAGGCAATTGGGCTTAAAGATAATTTCTTTACTAGCACAGAGACTCAAAAAACTTATACGGTTACGACGGCATTTTCCCCCTTGGATATTTCAAACATCGTTTTTTGGGTGGATGCAAATGATGAGAACAGTGTTGACGAATCCGTTGGTGGTGTTTCTGAGTGGAGAGATCAAAGCAGTAATAATAATCATATAATACAGGGAGTAAGTTCAAGACGACCTTCTTATAATGATTCAGTAACCCCGCATTTTATATTGTTTAACGGTACTACCGACTTAATGGGTCTTAATAGCGCATCCCAACGCGGTCAACCAAATACATTTTTTATGGTCGCTAGAGCCGTTGATAATTCAGGGACACAAGTTATATTTGACAGTGCAGGCACCTCCAGAGCGCAAGTATTCTCTGATTCAGGCGGGGTTTGGACTATGGGCGCTGACGTGCCAGTAAGTACAGGAAAATCTTCAAATACAAACAAGAATATTTTAACGCCGATTTTCGATAAATTTAATAGTAGATTTTATGTCAATGGCGGCTCTTCTAATATATTTAATGTAGGAACTGATGTAACGTTTGGGTTTCTATTGGCAACGGCTACAGAAATCGAAAATTTTGCAAATTATGAATTCTACGATATTTTATTTTACAGTAGACTATTGACGCTTCAAGAATTGAATGATTTGGGGGAATTTTTTGCCGATAAGCATTCCTTAACTTGGACCACGATCACAGTTTAAAGGGCCACATTTAAAATTAGTTTTTCTTTGCCCCTTTATGGGGCTTTTTTTTGTTTAATATATGTTGACATATTGTCAATAGTGCGATATTTTATGTCGCCGTTGACAGATACTGCAATTTAGGGCAAAAATGACTCTTAAAGGAGGTATAATTAATGATTTCGATTGAAGAATTAAAAAGGTTAATTGAGAAGGAAAGGGCGCAACTTTACCGAATGGAATTGGCAGAAGATTATGATCTAAATATCCTTTCAGAAGGAAAATATTACAGATACATAAATAATGAAACGTATGACCCCTGGTACACATTTATAAAAGTTTTGACTATCAAAAGAGAGTCCGCAAGATACGCCAGAGTGATATCATTTGAGAAAACTATAAATGATGAATGTATATATTCTGGCGAATATAAACGAAGGATAAATCTATTGGGGGAAGAGATATCTCAAGAGGAATTTATAGATGAATTTTCCAAATTCAATGTCACTGTCAGGCATTTTGCCATAAGCGTGAAATTATGATGGAGGGATTAAATGGACATTTTTAGCGGTATATCATATATGGAAGCGTTGCAAATGGAAGTTGTCAAAACCATAGTAATTGTAGGTTTGCTTCTGTTCATTATTATTCGATGGATTTTTAAAAAATAAATGCAAATATTAAGCGAAATATTATTCCAGGAAATTTTTATGCATGAAGCGTTTCGATATGGGGTCGGCGCTGCTTGTCTTGTTTATCTTGTTTTAAAATTGATTATTTCAATAATGCGCAGAAGAGGAAACCCAATAACCTCTGATATTGAGAGTGGCGAACCGGATAAATTTGAAAGGCCAGAAAAATGAAAAAGCCCTGAGAGGACCTCAAGACTTTTTCGCCAAAGACATAAAAACGAGATATTTAGATTACCCCCTTTAAAATTATTTGTCAAACAAAAAGGAGAGACAAATGAGAAGGATTAGATTAAGAAAGTTTACGGCAAAGGGAATTGAAGCTTGTCTAGGAACGAGGTTAAGGAAATGGCGGAAACTTAATAAACTAAAGGGCTATCAACTAGCGGACCATATTGGACTCTCTCAAGCTTCCTTATCGGACATCGAAAATAATCATACGCATCCTTCAGCAAATACGGTTGCCTTATTGATAAAGAAAACGAATATAAATCCTATTTGGTTGTTGCTCAACGAAGGAGATATGGAAAGGTAAAATTCTCAGTTCGTATATCGTAATAGGGCAAAAACAATAGCGATAATTATTACAAAGGCGATCAAACATAAAGTCGTTTCTTCGCTCATAATTTATATTTCTATCAAGTCTGAGGCTTTCAATTTCTTTTCCTCTTTTACTTTTACCAGGTTTTTTTTATTGGCGCGTTTGGTCTGATAAAATTGGTTAACATTTGGTTCAAGTCTTTTAGCGTGAACAATTCTTATTAATTCTCCCTTTGCATTGAAAATTTTAACCCTGTTCAGGCCGCTTAAATCAGTTCCTACATGCTTAATTTCTTCTCCCATGATATACCCTCATTTAAATTATGCGCCTGGTAGGATTTGAACCTACTGCCTATAGATTAGAAGTCTATCGCTCTATCCAGGTGAGCTACAGGCGCGTTATACATCATATAGATGTTCGTGGATCAATATCCCATAAAAACCTACGCCAATGCGCATAAAGCCTTTTTGTTCCGTTCCCGCCAGAGCCATTTTATTGCCGAAATTTTTTCTTTCATCGTCAGGTATATTGCAAGCTGTCATAAGTTCGGTAATCGACATTTTGCGCCGAGACTCCCATATTTGTTTATATGCCTTATTTAAATTTCCGCCAATTTTAAAAGGGTTTGCAGGAGGGTCATTTACTTCAGGCTCATTTGCTTCAGATTTATTTATTTTTTTGATTTTTGTTTTTTGTTCCTTTAAGTTTTTTGGATGCAATTTATATAAATGTTTAAATTGAATCAGACCATAAACGGCTCGTTGGGGATTACCATTAATATCAAAATCAATTCTGAAATAACAATTCTTCTTACGAGAAGCGCCCGAAAGGTTTACTCCCAAAATTCGAGCAGAATCGCCCTTAAAATTCATTATATCGGCAATCTCGCTAATCGAATAAGGTCGTTTTTCACAAGTAAATAACCTGTTTGTTACATCACAAAGCATGCCGCCTGTTTGGTAGGGGTTATGCATTCCTTCCAGGGAATTGTTATTATCTGGCTCAACACTCTCGTTTTTTTCTTCAGTTGGTTTATCCAAAGAACCGAATAGAATTAGAGTTTTGGCGTTTTCGTAAGTGGCAATTTCAACCGCCAATTCTCTTAATTTTATTTCATATTCCAATCTTACGCTTTGCAACTCCCCTATTTTTTGATCGATAGCTTCAAATGATTCCATTATAAATTTCTCCTAAAATTAAAAAAGTAAACAGCCCCCAATCGGTATAGCCCTGAGGGGGAAAGGCCGATTAGGTTTTAGATATGGACCCGTCCTGGGCGAAGCCCACAAATAGCTGCAAAAAAATAGCGGACCCTAGAATAATGTCTCTTAGCATTATTAAAGTTTTAGACTCTCTGAGGCTCCAGTCCTCAAAGAGAATGGCCCTTGTTATAACAACCCCCACTCGAAGTAAAGGAATTTCCAGAAAACCGACGAATGGGTTTTAGACGGAACCGATCCTACCAAAGGGGATTCCGAATGGTTGCACACTGATTTTATTTTTGGGGTCTGTATATAAAACCATTTTTGTCCAGGTTGATACTGTCAAAAAGACCGGACTCAAATAATTTGTTCATAAACAAAGTTGCGACCTCAAGCTGCATAACCATGATTAAGCAAGCCTCTGAAGGGAGATCGTCTTTTGGGATATGGGTTTTTATCTCTTCTATTTTATCGTTTAATCTTTTGATTTCATCCCCAAGATTTTTTAACGTAGAAGTTATATCAAGGGGTGTTTTGGGGTCTGGCATTGTTTTTATCTCCATAATAAAATGATTTATTTTTTGATCATTGGTCATGTTAATGTTTTTTAAAACCTCACTATTTCAGTTGCAATCGGAGTGTATTGATTTTGATCCTGCAATTGAAAACTGTTGTCTGGCGTGAATTGATTGCAGGGATTATAATTCTGTTGATAGCCAACAGGCATGTATTGATTTTGCGAATTATTAAACGGATTATTAATTGATGTTTTTGTTATTACCTGAGTTGCTATCAAACCTGCGCCTAAAACAGTATCGAAAACTTTGCTCCAAACCTGAGTATTCTTTTGAGAGGTTACCTGGCTTGCCGTTTGATCGTGAACATAGTTAGCGCAAAGCCTATGATCCTGGTGGTTTCCGTTTGGATCATTCTTTTCACATTGCGAAAAAAAGTATGAATCATTTGCCGCTCTCATTTGTGGCGAATAGCCTGCGCAACCTGTAAACAAAAATGAAAAAATCAACGCTATAAAAATGGAATTCCTTTGCATTTGTATACCCTCCAGCATTGGTTAAAAAAAAAGGGTCTCCATAAACCGTGAAACTTTAGGCTGATGGAAACCCTCATTATTTTTAGGGCAATAAGCTACCTGTGCCCCAAATGAATGCGATCCCGGAACCAGTTATCACGCCAGCTAAGAGATAAAACATATTCCGCATTCGCCTAGTTGCTGCGTTCATTAAACCTCCCTTCTAAAACGTTAGCAGGCTGATTCTTTCATAGAATCATTAATGGCCTGAGTGAAAATTCACTATCTTGTTCTTGGTCGTAAATCTCTTTGTTCGCCGACCAAAAATATAGATTGCGCAAGATTATAATAATCATTGGAAAGCGCATCGACGGTAGATTTATTTAAAGTAAGAGTAGACAAACCGCGAGTAGGCAGATCAGCCGCAATTATTGCCATAACAATTTCGTGTATGTTTGCTTTTTCTGCATAAGTAACTTCATCCGCAACGCCTGGGCCACTACCCTTTTTAACTTCCTTAACAAAAAGACCGCCTTTTGATGTGCCGAATCTCCTTACCGCAAACCCGACAGTAGAGCCTGGTTTAAGCAGCGCTGCCGAAACTTCAGGAACGGGATTGAAATATTTCATATAAGGAATTCCTACATAACTTGAAATCGATAACATAAATACCGCTAATAAAATTGCTGTTCTCTTTTTCATACAGCTTTCCTCCGGTAAAAAATTAAAATGGGCATCCTCAGAATTGAGGTCTCAGTAAACCACCTGGCGCAATAACCCTTGCGCTAATCCCTGGTCGAAAGTGAAAATAAATTTAAGATTAGGGCGGCTGCGCAACAGCCGATCATTATCAATAAGCAAGTTGTTTGATCCATAAGCTAAAATCTCCAGCCAAAATTGAAAGTAAAAGATAAAATGTCAACGTCTGGAGCGGGATTATAGCGGTAAGCATCTACGATTGTGTCATAATGAAGACCACCCCTAGAACCTCTTACGCATGACGCATTAGGGTCTACGCAATAGTTGATTTTACTTATTTTCACTTCTCCATCCCCACTAGACCGCATGACGTTTGGACTCCATTCAATCTCTGGCCTTATGAAAAAATTCTCCGTAAGGTCAAAGTTCAAACCCATTCCTAAAAGAAAAGTGAAAGCATCTTTATCTGTAAAATAATCTATATCCTCTCCCTTCAGGTTGGAATAAAGCATTCCCGTTTTAAGAAATATTTTAATTTTCTCATTGATGGGAACTATGCCTAAAAATGAAAGCGAAATTCCTTTTGATTTAAAGTTAAATTGCTCTCTATAAACATAAGAGTCTTCAAACAATTCTTCCCCAAAAAGCACACTCCCGAAACGATGAAGACCGATTTCAATAGCAATGTTTTTGTGAAACTGATAACCTCCAAAAATTTTTCCCGATACTTGTTTGTTATCGATTTCAAATTTATCGAAATCTTTGAAGTCTGCATTGCCGTTAAATATAGAGGCGCCTAATCCGCCTCCCATATAAAAATGGTCTTTAAAAGAGCCGCTATTAGCATAGACCGTGATAGGTGAAAAAATAAAAATCGCTAAAATTATGATGCTTTTTTTCATAATATTTTCCCCTCAATTAAAATATTAAAATGAAAACGTTGTCCTTAAAAACGGACCATGCGAAATGAAGTCTTCTGATTCATGGTCTATAGAACCGTCCAGATTTCTTTCGGCACATTTGCCATAAGAAGCTTGCTCAGTGTCAGCAGATTTACTGCTTCCGCAGGTTGTCCTAACGCCATAATGCATATCATATCGATAACCCGCGAGAAAACTTAAAGTGGTACTGTCGGAAAGCTCAATGTCGTAACGCAGGCCAGCTTCCAGTTCCACGTTATGGATGGTTTCGTCTTTGTCCTTGACCTTATAACCGCCCTGTTCAATTTCCAGAACAATAGGTTCGCCTTCAATATATTCTGTTGCATCTATTTGAGCGGTTACCACGTTGCCACTACTATCTGTTACCTCATCCGTCTGTTCGCGAGACCATCCATTTGCAGCTATTTGTCTGCGGGTCGATGTGCTTTCATAATCATCCGTTATATTTTTTTTGCCGAAAAGAATAGCCCAATTTACGCCTCCGACAAATGTAATATTTTTTGAAAGTGGCACTCCAACAGATAACCCTATACGCGGCCCTAAGGCTTCTATATCCATATCCAGTTGTCGGCTATTACTATGTGAAGGACCTTCAAATCTTTGTTGATCAGTTGCATCAACAACATTGTCAGGATTACGACAATTTCTTACAGTTGGCTCATGTCCATCCCAATCCCCATATGCGCAATCTCTTGCGCCAGTTGTTTTTACATTCAGTGATTGATTATATTTAGCGTAACGAACCCCAGCGCTCAAACGAATGGAAATTAATTCAACTTTAAATAGCGCTCCAGCTTCCAAATCGATATGCTCAAAATCAAATTGACCTTTTGCAAGCCCTTCAACATGTTCCGTTCCATAAGCAAAAGGGGTAAACATATTTTCATTTTGGTCAGAACCGGCATAACTATTCGATCCCGTACTGAGTGGAAAAGTATTTTTGAATTTATCTTCTAACCTATAATCAGTAGAAAAACTCGTATAATAAGCGCCCAAATCAAAACCCCTCCATTTGAAGCCAGCGCCAGTTTTGAAATAATGAGTATCCTTCAAATGAAGGTAAACAGGGGCAGCAGTAATAGGAGTGACAACAGCTTGTGTGGTTGTTTGTTCGGGATACTCAATCCCAGGATAAGTTTCAGCGACAGGCGTTTCGTTTTTTTGTAAAGCTCCGCGACTTTCCCAACTGCCAAAAAATGAAAAATCACTTTCAGCTTCAGCAAAAAGATTTTGTGGGAACATTAAAATAATTGCGAACAATAATATTTTTTTCATGATGTACCTTTCTTTAGGTTAAAAAATCAGTTAGGGGGTAACGCGTGATTTAAAATGAGTTATTTGTGGGACCCAACCCCCTACTGTGCGATCTCTCCTTAATTGGACTAAACATTCAAATTTTTTTACTTTCATAATTGGATCATTAATATCATTAAAATCAATAAGGCCCGTAATAAAAAAACCTTTGTTGTTACCGCGACGGTCAAAGAATGATCTTCTAGAATTATGAAGCCTTATGCATAAATGATCATCCCTGATATTTACTGAATCAATCCCTATAGTTTTGGCAAAGCGTGTTTTACACATTTGGATGCTATGAGCCAACGGCAATCCGCTTCTGCTAAACTGCTGCTCCCAACTCCATTGAGCGTGAACAGATTGCGCTGAAAACATAATAAATATGATTGCTACAAAAGTTATTTTTTTCAAGTTAAAATCTCCAAATAAGGCTTGCGGTAAAGGAAACTAAATTAACGTCAGTGTCAAAGCCGTTATATGTAAAATCGCCAAATTCTCTATTAAGACGTTTTAATTTTCTTGTCAATTTAGCTTCGTTACTTTGAATAATGTCAAATGCGCATTCAGCTTCTACTCTCAAAATTAAATTTTCTGAAAGTGTCATTTCAGCGCCCGTACCAAGTAATAATGAGAACCCTTCATCATTAAATAGATCAACTTTATCAAATGGCAGCCCACCCATAATTAAAAAAGGGTGATTTTTAAGCTTGAAAACGCTGTATAACAGCCCGACCTTAGTAAAGACTTCAATGTTTTTTGAGGCGCGTAGATAACCCAGGATAGAAAGGCTTGACCCGTAAGATTGAAACTTAAATTGATGATCAATAATTTCTATGGGCGGTAAGCCAGCAGCGATTTCTAAACTGCGAAGTTTATTGTGTTTAACTGCCCCAAATCTATGGAAAGAAGCTTCTAACGCAAAAAACTTATGGAAGCGATAGCCTGCAAAAACCTTTCCCGCTAAATCCTTTCCGTCAAAAGTATATTGATGCCAATAAAGCTCACCGCCCCAACCTGAGGAAGGATTAGTTCTACCATCGAAATGAGTAAACCCTATCCCCGCTCCGACATAAAAATAATCATATTTATCTTCAGTGGTATCAGCGGGATCGGCAAAAGCGGGAATTGTAAAAGCAAATATAATCATAAAAACAAAAAAGATTTTTTTCATTTTATTCTCGTTCCTTAAATCAGAAGTTTAAGGTCGTTCTTAAAAAGGGACCATGCATCAAAACGTTCTCTCTTTCTTCCCCATATTTAAGCCTGGCTCTTACTCTATCGTATGAATGGGTATAGGACGCGGTAAATAACTCTCCATAATAACCGTCAAATCGATAGCCCCCGATGGTTTCCAGGGTTATTGAATCCGATATTTTGTGGGTAAATTTTATACCGCCTTCCATATCTAATGAAGTTGAAATGCGGGTATCCTTAAACTCTCGATCATTTCGATAATATTGGACTCGTATTCTGCCGTCCGACAGATGATTGGTTGTTAAAAAGGCATGAAGAAAATTTGGTTTAGAGATCAGAAGCGCTCCATTTACTGCGCCAATGAATTTCAAATCATAATTTTCTATTGGCAGTGGAACTTCTATTGAAACCCCAAACCTTGGCCCCGTAGCCGAATTTTTCAGGTCTATGAATCTATGGATATCAAAATTCCAAAGCTCACACCTTCTTGCTGAGCAATCATTCTTTCTAAAATTATCGAAGCGCATTTTATGAGTGGTATGGCGAACCCCTCCCATTAAACGCAAATCCATCCGTTGTAATTTAAATGTATAACCAAGTTCAAAATCAAAAGTCTTAATGCCTAGAGTTGCCTTTGCATAACCCAAAGAAATAGGACGGATTTTATAATCTCCGTAACCAGGAGCATGAATCCCAATAGGTATAGTATTTGCCATCGATCTATTATCAGATTGTTTTACATTCATGATATGCGTGTAGTGAAAACCTATATCAAAACTCTCCATGAATTTCATTCCTGCGCCGACTCTTAAAGAAGCCCTATCTTTAAAATGCATAAAAATAGGTTTTTCATTGATATCTTCCGCTAACGCTATTTTAGTGTCATGCATGAAAGCGCGTTTTGTTTCACCTGTAATGAAAAAGGTTTGCGCGAAAACTACTTGCGGTATCAACAAACATAAAATCAAAATAATAAATTTATTCATAGTAATAATTCCCTCAGGGTTATGAATTAATATTTTTACTTTTAACTGCAACAAAACAATCGGGCCGATTCGTAAATATAGCTATTGGCGGCCCTCCCTCTTGATTTTCCCACCACTTGTCGGCAGCTTCCAAAACTTTTGTCGTTAGGGATCGCGGACATTTTTTTTCGCCGTCTCCAAACTCCCCGCAGGTTTTTTCTTGGCAAAATGTCATATCTCTATAACACAACATGGCTTAACCTCCTATATAAAATCCCCCCACAACCCCCGATGAGGGCGAAAAAGCAGTAAAAACCCCCACAGGGTTTTAGACGCGAGAACGACCAGGACTCGCGAATGGTTGCTGGAGGTTTTATTAAGGGACCCCTGACCAATCCTAACCAGGTTTTAGACGCGCTGTAGCTCACAACTGATTGTGTTGCGCGAATGATCCCATCTATTTATACTATTTTTTTAAGAACTCTCAATCTTGCCAAACTTTTTTTCGATAAAATATTTCCTTCATTTGTAAGTAAGTCAAGTTTTGTTGACCTGGGTTTTTGTCGAAAATTTTTCCCCCTCTTTAGCCGTTTTTTCGCAGTAATTCTCCATTGGTCAAACTCAAATCCTTCTTGAGTCGAAGATTTTCATCCTTCAGCGCTTCAATCAAAGAATTTTTGGTCAACAGGTTATCCTTTAATTGATCGACAAAATCCAGTCTGTCTCTGATCCGTTCTCTTAATTCAAGAATCATTTCATTTGGACTGATTTTTAATGTCTTTATATTTTTGTCAGATTCTCCCATTAACCAACCGGAAGAGACTTCAAGGATTATAGCGAGTTTTTTGAGGGTGATAATCGTCGGGCTTCTGCGGCCCTTTTCATAGGTACATATGATGGTAGGTTTCAGATTTGCCAATTCTCCCAGGTTAGCTTGTGAAAGTTTTTTGGCAATTCTTGCTTTTTTGAGTCTTTCTGGAAAGTTATTTTTCATATTTGTTTATTTAATGTTGACATAAAGTTAATATTGAGATATTTTATGGCTCTTAAAATCCAATCATAAAATTTTTAAGACCACTGACGACAAATGTATTCCCGAATAAAAATAATGGAAAAACAAAACGGCTCTTTCCCGATTCGTTTTTGTTCTACCGTTGTTCACCTCCTTTGTCGTCAGTGGCACAAGAAGAAGCGGCGGTAGTTTTTTTAAATGAAGAGCGGGGGTTGCAGCCCCCGCCCTCCAGCGTCAAAAGACCCAGGAAGTAGGGTCATTGGAATATTCAAATTTATTTCACGGAGTTTTTTTATGTCTGAAGAAACAGAGTCAAACGTCAAAACAGGTAAAACAAGAATGAATATTTCCATCAGTAAAGACTGTAAGGCTCGCATAACTTCCATTGCCGATAAAAGCCATAGAAGCGCAAGCCAACAGGCTGAACACATTTTGGAAATTTGGTACAAAAACAACATCAGTAATAAAGATACCGCTCTCCTTTCTGAGCAAACGTAATAAATATTGGTAAAGAACCTTATTACAACTCTCTTTACAACGCAACAAGATATTGCAAATATTATCCTAAAGGGAAGCAGAATGTCAACAAAAAATGAACATATTGACCAAATTCAAAGTTTGAATCTGCATCAGAGAATGCTTGCCATTACCAGGGATTGCCAGAAAACAAAGGCAGATTCTAAGGTAATGGCTGGAAAACTCAATTATCTCTACACTTCACATAACGCAGTGACAGAATTGATTCAACCATTACTGGTCAAACATGGCGTGGATTCTATGCCCTGTATGAGGAAAGTTGAAAGGGCGCAAATTTCTGAAAGGGGGTATGACGGAAAAGAAATTACAAAAAATAGGATCACGGTATTTTTTGATATTTTATTTTTCAACGTTGACGATCCTGAAGACCAGGAAGCGGTCCCTTGGTTTTCGGATGCAATGGGAAATTCAGACAAGATTTTAGGAATTGCGGTATCGGCTGGTATCCGACAATGCTATCAAAAACGTTTCAAAATCAGAACGGGCGATCCAGATTTGGAAGAGTCTGACAATGAAGACCCACAGGATAAAAGGAAAAATAAAAGGTCTAAAAAGCCTGCAAAAGAAGCGGAGGAAAAACGGAAAAATTCAGAGGGGAAACCATTTGACGCGCAAACCCATAATCGCAAATTATTATCGCCTGGCAGGGTTACGATATTCAATGCCCTGGTCCAAAAATATGATTGGCATTCCCTGGAATTGATTGAACAAATTTTTTCTATTTATGGAGTCGATACGACTGAAGAACTTTTTGACAGTGACTGGCTCACGATAAAAAACAAATTGGAGAAAGGCCCACAAATGACGGATATCCCATTTTAAATTTTACACGCCATGTCAAGATAGAAACCCAGTATTAAAAAGCGTTTTAATTTGGGGTATCCGTTTAAAATATTATTATCATGACTGAAAAAAGGATGAGAAATTCCAGGGATTTATATGTCAAAAGATTAAGAGCGGTAGGGGATGTAATACTTAGCGAATCCTATCGACTTGACGGCGCATCTTTTGACGATGCTGACGATCTTAAAAGACTCCAGACTATCGCCAGGAATACTGAGAATACAGCGGCAGAAATGGGCGACCTGATGGAAGATATTTGGGTCCTGGCTCAAGATTTGGAACAATACATCCAAGAACAGGAAGAAGAGGAAAACTTTGACAGATTTTAATAAAATGCGGGATGAACTTTATGAAAAATTAAACAAACTTGGTCTCTGTTATTTGAACCTTGCGAATCTATTGAAGCAGAGAAATCTGGAGTCTCTAAATAAAGAAGATTTGGAATATATTACCCTGCTTTCATTTCGCCTGGAAGATGAAGTGAGTTGTGGAGATAGGGCAATAGACCTTTGCCAGGATATAGCGGAAGAGATGAAACCCATAGCCAACGCTCCTACCGACCCCGACCATATACCTACACTCAATGAGCTAGATGCTTTACGACTACACAAGACTGGACAAGATGGGGAATAATATGGTAAAATCCTCCTATGTATATGTTAGGGAGGAAAAGAAAATGATGAAACTCGTTCGTAATAAATGGTACGCCCATTTTGATTACCAGGGCAAATATTACTGCGATCCCCTCAACGCCTATAAACATGAAAAATGGAAAGCAATTAGAGCGGTAGGAGCGCTGCGGGATCGTCTCGAAAATAATACCTATATTCATTCTAACGCCACTTTGGACCAGGCTAAGAATTTATATTTATTGAGCATCAAAGACAGAGACAAAAAATATATTCTTCAGCAAACCGGGATGCTCAAAAATCATCTTCTGCCATTTTTTGGCGATCTTAAAATATTGGAAATTGACGATAAAAAGATTTTTCAATATAAAGATTTACGGGAAGAAAAAGGGGCGCCCAAAAACACCCTGATAAAAGAAATGCTGACATTGATGAAAATCGTTCAATGCCTTCAGAAAAATTTCCAGTTGCCAAAGCTTGAATATAAAAATAAAGGCAAAACAATTGTCAATAAACTCAGGATGGAAGACATCGTAAAAATATCCACTTTTGTAAAACAACAATCCACAACAGTAAGAAGAGGAAGAGGGCCGTTCGGCGAACAATATTTCCAGATGTTTTGGATATATGTTTATACCGGAATGGATACTGGAGACGTTTTAAAACTCACTCCGAAAAATATAGACTTCAAAGAAAAAATGATTCGCGTTGAATTAGGTCGCGGCAAAACTGGAGTGGAATTTGCAGTTCCAATTTGCCCTGCGCTTATGAAAATATTGCGCGGGTTACCGCGAAGTTTTGACAAAGACAAACCTTACTTTGAAGGCATCACAAATTCGCAAATCAATAAAGCGATTCAGCAAGCTTTCCGATGCGCTGGTTATAAATCGGGCGGTACGAAAATGTTTCGCCATTTTGTCGTGAGTCAATTGGCAAATGCAGGAACGCCAGAAGCCATTACTCAAAAAATTGTCGGGCATGTGCAAGGATCGAATTTGACCCGAAAAGTCTATACCCATATACACGACGAAACCGCAAAGAAACATTATGAGAAAGCTTTCGGAGGCGCAAAATAATGACGATAAAATTTGTCCCATTAACCAAGGATGAACTTGGCGCCATAATAATTTGCATGGATGCTCTTTTAAGAGGGGCCAGGAGCGGTAGCCCATTTATTATTAATCCGAAAGACACCGAAAGAGAAGGCTACCAGCAAATGCTTGTCCATTTGGAAAGCGGTTGCGAAAAATTACTGAACATGCTTGAAAGCGAAACCCCCATCTTTAATCCAAATAATAATTAATAGCCAATGAAAATAAAATACTGGGAAATATTGAATTATATCTTTGATCGGGTGAGGTTTATATTTTGGCAGAGTTATGATTGTAATGAAGATTTTGAATGTGGATATTGTCGAAAGCCAGTATTCAGACGTTTATTATTTTGTTCCACAAAATGTTTTGATAAAGATAATTCAAAGTTCACTGAATAAAAAACTGAAAGGAAGCCATGAAAAAGCCCTACACACCACAGGATAGAATCAGAGTAGTTGCAATGCTGACAAAAGGAAAGCTGGCAAAAGAAATCAGCAAAGCGACAAAAATATCAGAGCAAACAATCCGTACATGGGGGAAAGCCGCTAATGAATTGAGTAAAAAACTTGCTTCAGCAATCCCGCCTCAAGGCAGAAAAATGAATTTTCCAACGCCTGATTCTCCAGTTAGGCCCGTGGTATCCCATAACGAAGTTTTGCTAATGAGAACAGAAAACAAACTACTTACAGATAAGGTAAAAGACCTGAAGGAGGAAAAGATTGTCCTGTTGAGAATTATCAGGAGTGAGATATGAATATCGGGGCTTTTTTATTCAGATTAGGTCTGCTGATTTCTGGATTATGGGCTTGTCTTTTTTATGTAGGAATAGTCGCAAACCAAAAAGTTGGAGCTACCGAATATTATATATTTTTTGCTGGTCTTACATCAGTTTGGGTTTGTTACTGGGTAATAATGGGTTTAGCCAAAGATTAATTAAAACAGAGAGGAAACATGAAAACGATAATCCTAGCATTGGCAATATTGTTTATTTCCACGAATGCGCAAGCCTCCCCTATAAAGGCAGCGGCTCTATATAATATTTGCAATCAAAGGCAGATGGTTGATGTTTGCGTTTTTTATGTTTTGGGGGTCCAGGACGGCATGAATTATCATACGAAAATGACAAACGTTTCATCAGTTTTTTGCGAAATGAAATCTAATATAGTTGTGATTATGGACGTTCCAAAAGTCATAACTGACTACGCAAAAGCCAATAGTAAAATTTTATTGGAACCTGGCGAAGTTTTGGTTTATGAGGCTCTAAAAGAATTCACCTGTAGGGATTGGTCCAAAGGTAAACCAGCGGCTACCATCACTCAGGAAGCCCCCACCGATAACCTTGTGGATAAATTTTGAACGATATCATCAGGTAATACAAGATGAAAATAAAATTTTACTACTACATAATTTTAACTATCGCAGGGTTGCTCACAATTTATCAATATTTCCCGACTAAAAATACTGACTTAAAAGTGATTGTTTCGTCTGTTATGTTCCATTTGCCCTTTGATCGAAATGATATTTTGGTGGATGTAGAAGAGAAACAAATAAAAGATATATTTATGGAATATGCTTTTTTTAGTGAATTAGTAAAATATTATTTGGAAGAAGAAGCAGAGAAAGTAGAAGAAGGCAAACTTGAAAATCCTTTAAACAATCATTATTCTGAAAAAATTGACAAACTGATTGGTTATGTGACAAGAGATTTAAAATCCATGTTCGCAAAACTTCAAATTCGGAGAACGGAGCCTTTAAAAGATTTGGAATATATCCAATCTTTTAAGGTTTTAAAATTAAGGAATGATGGTAACAAACCCCTTAAAGATGTTCTGATTAATATAGAAAGCGCACAATATTTTATAAATTTTACAGATGGTGCGCATAAACAAATACAAAGAAGTAAAGGCGGGCAAATAAAAATCAAAGAAATTGCTCAGAATCATACAAAAACAATTTATGTTTGGTCAAATTACAATACAACAAACAAATTAAAAATTTCGCATTCTGAAGGTATTGCAGATATAGATTTTTATGTTCCAGTATTAAATGATTTTGCAAAATTTATTGATCAAAACTATGCGTTTGTATTGTGGTTATTATTTCTCCCATTTTTTGGATATTCTGCAAGGTTTTTAATTGAAAAATATGCAAAGGAATGAAAAGAATTTTTTTTTGTTTTTTTATAGCCCTGGGAACATCTTGACAACAATCAAAATTCCATGCTCATAAACCCTTATAAAATAACGCTCTTCTATCTCGTTCCCCGTGGTAGGTGCGGAAAACGTAATGGCTCTATCCTAAGGCCCTCTTTTAGTAAACCCAAATATCATAACAAGTTAGAACAAAATACTTATAAATTTGACGCTATATCTCCGCTCAAAATCCTGGGAACAATCTGTCAACACTAAATCTAAGGCTTAATCATGAAATGGTTTCATCATGATTCGGATATCAGGCACAAAGAATCGATTGCCAAATTGAAAGAGGAATTCGGCTTTGAAGGGATTGGGCGATATTGGACAATTTGCGAAATCGTTGCCGAACAAATGGATTATACGGACAAATGTTTTGCCGAATTCCCAGAGTCAAAATGGTTGTCTGAATTGGTTATTAGACGCCCATTATTCCGCCGGTATCTTCTTGTTATCGGGCAGCTATTTGATAACCATGTGACAGTTACCGGCTCGTTAATCCGTATTGAAATGCCTAACTTGTTGGGCAAGAAAGACAATCATTCGCGCAACTTGCAAGCAAAAATAAAAAAACTTGCAAGTAAAGAAAAAGATAAAGAAAAAGATAAAGAAAAAGATAAAAGACTTCCAGCAGATTCAGATAAATCTGAATCTCCTGGACAAGGGAATTTTGATTATAGTCTATATTTTGAAAAAGCCTGGAACGCCTTTCCAAGGAAATTAGGCAGAAAAGCTTCCTTCCGTAGATACAAGGCCTCCATTAAAAATATCGCCGATCATGGCATATTAATGTCCGCTATGGCAAATTACTTGCGCTATGCGGAAGATATGCAATACGACTACCAACACGGAGCAACCTGGTTTAATAATTGGCAAGATCATATTGAACCGCATGTAATTAAAAATGCGAAAGACGGGATGGAGGCGTGGGCCGCAGAACGTAAAGCAAAAAAAACAAAAGGGGAATCGCTATGATTTTGGAAGAACAATTTCAAAAAGAGTTTGATAAAATCGCCGCGTCTTTTGGGCGAAATTGGCAGAAAAAGCATATTGATGAATGGTACCAGGAGATACAAGAGAGGGACCCCGAAATATTCAAAAAAACTTGTTATAAATTAAGATATGGCCTGAAATTCCCGACATTTGGTATGTTTCAAGAAACATATATGGAAATGAAAACCCAGGCAAATATCGGGAAAAAAATAGATCAAGGTTGTGACTTATGTGTGAATAGGATGGTCATATGGGAAGAGGGAGATAAAGGATACTCCGGGCATTGCAGCATATGCTATGAGACCGATATAAAGACAATTGATCCACATTTAATCGCTGGAAATCCTAAATTAAAATTACACTTAAAAGCTCCTGCTTCTGATAGCTATGTGTCAAGCCAAGCAGTTATAGCCTTGTGTCAGTTAATTTCCGCAGATTATTCTGATTTGGAGAATATAACTCCAAATGAAACTATTGAAGCTGCGGAGGGTTTGAACGAAATAAAAATTGTTTGGCAAAAAGAAGCAACGCGCAAACAACTGGCAGAACGTGTTGGATATGGCAAGGAAAAAGAAGCCGATTCTATCCCGTTCTAATGGATGAAAAGAGGAATAATTTTTATAATTCGTATATTGCGTAAGGTAGGCCGCGACCAACTTTAACGATCAATGGAGGGGCTTCGGCCCTTTTTTTTTGGAGAGAGTATTATGAATTCAGACGAATTTAAAAAAATGCAAAACACGCTTAAAGAAGAAGCATTGGAATTAGAGGCAAATCGGCATTTAATGCCAGAAGCGTTAAGAAAACATGTATCCTCTGTTGGGGTAGATTTGCCAGATAATCTTTCATTTGAGGATTGGGAAGAGTCATTTTTATATTTATTAAAAAATCATAGGGGGGAAAGTTGGTCGAATTGGGCATTAGGTGGCTTTATGGTTTTTGGTGAGAAAAATTACGGGAAAAAATATAAAGGTATAGAAGAAAACTTATATAGAGGAATTTATGGATAAAATCCAGAAGATAAAAAAAATGGCTTCCAATGAACGCCTTAAATATTTCCGGTTGAAAAAAGGATTAACTCAAACCCAAATGGCAAAGAAAATCGGCAAAAGTCGCGGATGGATAGCCATGCTAGAATATCGCAAAGAAAATATGTCTTTAAAAAACGCTTTTATATTAGCGGATTTTTTTAAAATCTCTTTGGACTTATTATTGCGCGGTAAAAAGTGAAAATGAATGATACTGATATAATCAGGGAAGCTAAAAGAGCCGTCAATGGCGAATGGGAATATTTTATAACTCCCTCCTTTCTGAAGATCATCAGGCGGCTGATTTTCCTGGCGGAAAAATATCTGGAAATTAAAAAACGCGGAGAAAAAAAATGAGAAATGAACGTGAACATAATGAACAAGTTATGGTTATTTCATGGTGCGATTTGAATAAGGAAAAATACCCCTGTTTGGGCAGAATTTATGCTATCCCCAATATGGGGAAGCATCATGTTTCTTTCCGCGTTAAACAAGCCCGTGAGGGCCTGAAAAAAGGGATGCTTGACCTGTGCTTGCCATTTCCTAAGAGAGCGGAAGAGAACCTTCAGTTATATTCTGTTTGCGGTCTCTATATCGAAATGAAAATCAGGCCCAACGGGCTTTCGCCTGAACAGAAGGAATGGAAAGAATATTTAATATCTGTTGGCTATGAGGTCGTTGTTGCCTGGTCGGCAGACCAGGCCATTGAAAGTATAAAAAATCATGTCAACCCTGAAGAAAAGAACTGGAGAGATTTTTTCGGGAAATAAATGTTAGTATAAACTTGACAAATAGTCAATTTTATCAATAATGTAAGCTGAAAAATTATATTACATTTAATATAAGGCTTATATTTTGGGTCTCCACAATGAACATGCTGGCTCTGTCGATGTAACAGTCGCAAACCCCCGCGATCTTCTGTATATCAGGGGGAATGAAATTACAGAGGGAAGCATTCGCTTTCATTTTATAGGAGACCCTGGCGAAACTTTTGGACATATTGAATTAAGAGACGAGGATGTTTGGAATGATACAGGCTTAACTTTTTCTTCAGGTTCCATTAATTTAGGAAGAGATTTAAGCGTGTCGGCAGTTGGCGAATTTCTCCAAACCTTCCTTGCGTCAGTCCCTACTATACTGGGTACGCGCAATCTTCACGGTCATATACCCTACCATCCAGATACGGGAACAGAACCTAACCCTGGGCCTGCCGTTGTTTTTTCAGGCATGCCATTCATGCCTGTTTTGAATCCACCTATGATAATGGATGTTTTCCCGCCCTTTATCCCTGATAACGATATTACAGGAACATCAATTAGTATCATTTTTCCTGAATTATCCAATAGGGTTATAAGAACATCCCAACATAGCGTGGGAGCAACAGGCGCAACTGCTGAAGTTGAAATTACCTTCACACAAGATGGAGTTGTGTTATCACGTTTCAGAATACCCGCTTCTCAAATGCAAGCAAATACAAGTGTGTTTTTGGAATTTACAGATGAATTTGGGTTAGCGGGAACGAACATTGTTCAAACATTTACCAGCGTCAACGATATATCTTTAAATAGAAACGTCAGTAACGAAATTCTTACCAGGCATGATGCATTCCCGCAATCCACTCAAGATATTATTTTAGAAGAATTTGTAATAGGGATTGATGAAGGCCCATCAGTCCTGGACATACTTAATCCAACAATAATTTTTACAAATGAAGCAAGTTTTGTTGTAAATAATAGGTTCCAATAATGTCGAATAAATTCCATCGAAATTTAACTGATTTTGATAATCATGCCGTAACAGCAAAAACTTATTCAACGATTTCTTCGAGAGATGATGATGATGATTTTTTTGGCACTTTTTTAAATCTCAATAAAATTGTCAGGGTAGAAAATAATGGCTTCAGTGAAGTTGCTTATTATTTGCTTGAGGCGACCACGCCCGTATGGTTAGAAATTACCAACACTTCAGTTGATACATTTATACAATTATTAGATACGCCTCCCTCCTACGTTATACCTGGTCCTCAGTCTGGAAAGGTTGTTAAAGTAATTGATGGGGTAACGCCAGATAGAGTTGAATTTTCAGATACATTAATTATTGATGAGACCAATAAAAGAGTCAAGGTAGGTTTTAATGGAACGGCCCTAGCAAAAGTTCATATTCAAAATCAAATGACTCCTGATATAGGTTTAATTATCGAGGCAATAGTAGGCCAAACGGGGAATTTGCTGGAAATTCGAGATGAAAATATTAGCCCAAATCGTGCCTTTTTTATCGGTTTCGATGGAACTTCTGTATTTGAAAATTTTAGTGATTCCACAAGTGGGTTTCAAGTTAATGATTCAAGCGGAATTGCTATCCTCAGATGTAATACGACAGATAATATTGTTTTAGTTGATGATGGTCTAACCGTTAATACTGATTCTCTAATCGTTGAACCGACATCCCAAAGAGTCACGATAGGAAATACTGCCGCTGGTTTAACTAATCTTACAATCTTCCAAAAATTACTTACAACAAGTGGTCTTACTTTCTCAGGTCATGGCGCATTTACGGGAGACTCCACAACTGATGGAGCAACAATTTTTATTGACAATAATGCTTCAGTTGAAAAACATTTATTTTTTTCCAGGTTTTCTGATTTTGGAAATCCTTTGAAGCATGGCCTATTTTTTAGACTTGGTGTGGATGTCCCTAATATAGATGCTGGCGCAATGGATGGTGGTCTCTTATCAAATTTTAATCTTGCAGGCTCAAGCAATAATGTAGGTGTGGGATTTTCAGCCGCAGTACAAGCAGATATAATTGCTAAATTACATGTTAAATTAATTGATAACAATGTTATAGGTTTAAGGGTTCAAGCCGCGAATGCACAAGCAGCAAACATTGTTCAAGTTGTTGATTCCGCTCAATCACATTTATTCCTCAAAATAGAAAAAGAAGGAAGATCAGTCTTTCGTAATTCTGTGAACTCGACAACTGGCTTCCAGATTTTTAATTCTTCAGCCATAACTGTTCCCACTTTTAATGTCGATACCCTGAATGAAAGAATAGGCATTACCACAAATATCCCTACCGCAAAACTTCACATTGATAATTTAGCGCCAGCAACCAAATGTTTAAAGATTGACGCTCCCACAGGACAATCCGTAAATATTTTTGAAATTTTTGACGGCTTGGCTACCCCACTCTTTGAAATTGGCCCTCAAGGACAAATGATTGTAAGAATTAAATCAAGTCAGGCACAAGCCGTTGAGTTTAAAAATTTATTAAATGTCCCAATGTTAACGATTGATTCTGCGAATAATAGGGTAGGGATACAGAGAACTAATCCTCTATTTACTTTGGACGTGGCAGGTGATGGAAAATTTTTAACAAATCTTACAGTCGATAATAATTTTACAGTCGCTATAGATGTATTCAAAGTTGTTGGGACTAATGTAGGAATTAATACAACAGGGACACCTGCGGTTCCTTTGGATGTTGTGGGCACAACAAGAATCTCTGCCAATTTAGAAGTTTTTGGTGATTTATTATTTTGTAATCAAAGCTTAAATAAGGTCGGAATAAAAGTTGGGGTCCCTTCCCAGGAATTGCATGTAAACGGTAACATAAGGGTAACAGGAGCATATTTTGATTCAGCTAATAATTCTGGATTAGTCGGACAAGTATTAGCTAGTCTAGGTGGGGCGGCAGGAACTTTTTGGAGTAATATTGGAGCGGGGGATGTAGTGGGAACCCCGCCAAGCACAAATAATGCCGTTGCCAAATATGATGGGACAACGGGTATCAAGATACAAAATAGCGGCGTGATAATTGATGTCATGGACAATGTAACCATCCCTGGTGATGTATTGATTCAAGGTTCAGGGCAGATTCAAGGTTCAGCCTTGATTCTAGCAGGCGCGGCGGCGAATGTGGTTTTAACCGTTCAAGGGTTTGCAGCGCAATCAGCGGCGTTGATGGAATTGAAAAATAATGTTGGGGTTGTCTTTTCTCAATTTGATTCTAACGGGCGATTGTCAATTGGACTTGAGCCGCCACTCTCAGATTTCACAATCCGACAGAGATCAGGGACCGCTAGTTTTAAGGGCATAAATATTACGGGGTTAGACCTTCAGGACGTAGGAAATAATGTTGCAGGCATTGCTATGCTGCTTGGGAAGAACACGCTTACTGGCGGTTTTCCACGGCAGGAATTATTCATTATGGATATTGCCGCAGTAGGAGACAATGGCAAACCCGCTCTCAAATTTGTATTTGGACCTAATAATGAAACCCCTAATATACAAGGAATAACTGGTAATGGGGGAACCAATATTGGGATAAATTTGGGAAGTCAAACCGCGTTTGTTGGAGTTGGTCATTCAGTAGCAGTTACGCAAGCTGCGCTTTTGGCAAACCTACATGTAAAAGGAGGAACGGGTAATATTATCATGATACTTGAAGCGCTCTCTACTCCAACCGCTTCAATGTTACAAATAAAAGAACTCACAAATGTAATAGATGAATTTGACGAGCAAGGAAGGTTGACTGTAGGAGGACCCAAGCTCGTAAGCCAAGACGAAAGGTCAACGCTTGATGTAAGGGGAACCGTTGCGGTTCAACGAACACCAACCGCCGTAAGTATAAGCTCACTTTTTGAAGTAATCATTGGGGTGACAGACTTAACCATTGGCAGAACTATTACAATGAGTTCACAAAGTATATCAGGAACGTCGGGGAGAATATTTATTATTAAAGACGAAACAGGAAATGCAAGTAATCCCAACCCGATAACAATTGAAACTCAAGGGTTAGAAAAAATTGATGGAGTTGATTCTGTTGAGATCACTACCCCTTTTGGCGTTGTGAGACTTTATTCTGATGGAACAGATTTATTTTCTTGGTGAAAAAATATGTCAGACATTAGCACAAATATAACTTCCCGCCCTGGCTATGGGCGCAATTCATATACCAAACAAATCTATACCATTGATGATTTCCCTGCGCCTGTCAGCATGGTAATTACATTGGAAGATAATACGACCTATGAATTTAATGAGGATATTTCAACGGTCAATAGATTTGAAATCCCTTTCAATTCTAAAATTTTATTTAGGACAAAAAGATCAAATCAGGTTGTCTTCACATATACAGGAACGGGAACTTTATTTACCAATGTTCCAGCAACCCCGACGAACCAGTTTGAAATTGATGACATGATCATATTGATCACCGATATAGTTACCGCTAAACTTTTTGATTTGTCTGGAACCCAAGCTTTTGAATCCAGCGTTTTTTTGAGGAACTTTCGCTACGATGGCGTAAGGCTCGGAACGATAAGAAACTTCGGAGTCTTTGGCATGAATTTTAGCTCTCTCACTGGTATCCACGAACAGGGGCTTGATTTAGAAAATTGCCAATTTCATAGTGTTTTTAATAATACCTTAACGGGCCTTCTCCCCCCTGCTGGTACAGGCAATGCGAACCTATTAACCATTCGAGGGCCAGCAACTACCCAATGTTTTTATGGAAATGTTTTAGCATTCCCGTTGAGCGCTGGCGAAAGAACAATTTTGATTGAGCCTGATATCAGCCCCTTTACTGAAATGGAAATTAACAGATTTTTCAGTCAACCCACGGGAAGATATTTTAGAAATAGAGATGTAGGAGAATTTACCGAAATCGCTTCAACGACAAAGGTAAATTCTGTTCTTGATGTTACCGAAAATGGCGGGGCTGCCCAATTTAATACGGCTGCTAATCATACCTACTCAACGGGCGATCAAATCATTCATACTAATTTTAACCCTACTCAGGGGGGGCCTGGATTTAATTACAATGGGAATTTTCTGGTGAATGTAATAGACGCTAATTCTTATACCGTGACAATTTTAGATTTTAATCCAGGTAGAGGTTTTCCCTTCCCTGATTTAGGTGATGACAGCGGCGATTCAAATTTTTCATATAGGGATTTTACAACTACCAACACAACAGGATTAGTCATAGGCGAGGGAGTGAAAATAACTGACACGCTCCAGAATGATGGGATTTTTATTGTTCGATTATTAAGCGCAGGCTCCAGTTTTTCTGTATCCGCGCCGTTCACAATAACGGAAGCTGGAAAATGGAATATAGGTTCATTGGATGAAAAAGATAAGCGCGTCATAATGACGAGCAATGGTTTTCAGAAGGATAGCAAAACCATTGCTATTGGTTTTATGAATGGCGAAAGCCAAAACACTGGTATTACTGATGGCACTTATGGTCCCTTAACCTTAAGCAATTTTGAGTCTAATGTTGTCACAGAAAGATTTACATTAATAGATGCGGCGGCGGCAGTCTTTAGATATGACGGCTTAACCCCATTTGAAGGGATTTTGACAGCAACCATTGTATGCGTACCAGTCACAGCCAATGACCAGAACTATAGATTTGCAATGTCTCTAAACGGAGCTATACCTCTTTTCACCGGAATCTCACCCGCAGTCACAATCACTATGGTTACTGGCGTTGTAAACGCTCCCGCAGTTTTTACCCACGGTGGCGATAACCCGCCTGTCGGCTCTGTTGTTACGTTGTCAACGTTTACAGCCGCATCTGGCTACAATGTGCGCGGCGTGGTTAGTGTTTCAGGAGCTGGAACGTTCGAGATAGCAGGGGTATTATTTAGAGTGGCTGGATCGGGTTTATTTGAAGCGGCAGACGCTAATTATTTGCCTATCAGAATTAGTCAAAATCTTCGTGCCTCTGTCGCTCTTCTTTTTTCTGGGACTTTACTTCCAAATGACACAATTCAGATAATGGCGGCAGGGGATGGTACTTCAAACAATTTAACTATTTTCGATATCGTGATCGGAGTTCAATAACAATTTTAAAGGAGACTAAAAAAATGTCTATTGAAGACGCAATAAATCTGTTGGATCAAATTTGTTCACAAGTAAGCCTGAACCGTGACACTCACGCAAAGGTTATGGAAGCGGTAAAAGTTATACGCGATCAAAATAAAGAGAAGGAGTAAAAAATGTCAAAGGATAAAGTTACGGTGGGCGGTTTTGATTGGGCGCTTGGAGAACTTCAAGAAGGAAAGCAATTGGTACGCAGGCAATGGGGCAATGATGGTCGGCAGGATAAATATATTCAGATTCAACGCCCTGACGAAAATTCAAAAATGACTTGCTCATATATTTATACCAACCCCGCTGAAGGTTTGCTCATTCCCTGGTCTGCGGGTCAGGATGACATCATGGGTGAAGATTGGGAAATTAACGCAAAATAGAAAGGCTTAATTATGGACACAGATTTTTCAACAGCATTGACAAATTTAAAAAATGGCGATCAGGTTCGGCGCGTTGCATGGGCGCAAGGATACCCCGATCATATAGAAATGTTTGGCCCTCTTCATGGTCCTGCTCCTACTGAAAATACAATCATGGCGCATTCGACTGGTCGCGCAATGAACCCCTGGCAACCTACAGTGGTTGATATTTGCGCAGAAGATTGGGAAGTAATCGTACCGTGAGAATGAAATAATGTCTGGACCTATACGCGGCGAAGCATACGAATTTTTCATTCCTTTATTGGATTTGGGAACAGGAGAATTCTTGTTGACTCCCACGATTTCTCCAGGAGATTTTAGGGTTTCAAAAGATGGGGCTGATTTCGCGGATTTGGCTACCACTCCCGTTGTAATGCCTTCAGCAATGGGAAGCGTAAAGGTTGATTTGAGCGCTTTGGAAATGACAGCCGATAAAGTTGTGGTTGAGGGAATTGACGTAACTGTAAATCAAGAATGGCGCTCAGTTTTCACATTTCTTGATGTGGAGGTTCACGGTTCGGATGTTGATGTGAAGAAAATTCTGGATATTCTTGAGGGTGATCATATTGAAAGAAGCGACAGGGTAATCATTAATAGAAAAAATACTGAAGTTGCTCTCCTGGATAAAAAGATATTTGGAAGTTTATTAAAAAGCAATGTTGTCATAAGAACAACAGAGCAACCTTAACCAGAAAAGATAATGTCTTTAAAATTACAAATGTTCCAGGGCAGAAACATCGTTGATGTTCAAAACGCAGTTATGGAATGGATAAATATTGAAGAGACCACAGGCTTAACTATTAAACATTCGGAAACATCAATGGTACTTGATCCCGTGGATCGCAAAATCACTATTGTAATTTCAGTTTGGTATGAAACCGTTATTGAGGAAAAGCCATGTACCAATTAATGTATTTACATTGGGGTTTTATTAACAGGATTTTAAACTTGGCGGGTTTTACCCTGGCGCGTGATAATACCAAGGGTTTAAGGCGCTCTTCTGGCAACAGAAGATGTTTAAAATAATTCAAAGTAAGGAGTGACATTATGACAGCGGGAGTTGTTCAAGGAAGAGTTAGCGGTTTGGCGGCTGTACGGTGGGAAATGACCACTATGATCGCGCCGAATATAGATTGGTTTATATCTCCTATCAAGCCGGGAGTTGAGGGGCGCAAAAGATTTGCATTGGATGATTCTTTTACGGTTGTGAAACATACTCTTCAGCTATTTATTCCTGTTACTGCAATAGTTAATATTCAATATAAATTCAATAATATAACAAAAGTATTTTTACTTAATGGAGGCGACCCATTAGTTGCTAACGCTCCATTTCAATTTGATTTAATTCTTGTTCCTGGTTCAAGCTATAACATTCAACATCAAGATATGGACCCACAAAATGTAGCGGCAATTATTGCCGAATCTTTCAATGTAGATATTTAATGAGATGCCGAATTTTGCTGGTTATCCCAGCGCTGTAATTTCGGGGTCGCCGGGTAAGACCGCAAGAATACAAGGTTTAGCGACTAATGGTCCGCCCCCTTTTAATCCTTTAGATATTCCTGATTTTGTAGGCTGGTGGGATTCTACGGAAGGAGTAATGCCTGGAGGGGATGGTCAGCCAGTTACACAATGGGATGATAAAAGTGGGAATGGGAATCATATAGCCCAGAGCGTTGCCTCCTTACGGCCTGTATTAGATAGTAGTGGACCCATACCTATTGTTGTTTTTGATGGAGTAGATGATAGTTTATTTATTGCCGATTTTGACAGTGGCGAAGCGCTCCAACCCAATACATATTTTATTGTTGGGAATTTAAGGACACTTGAAGGTTTTACTTTTAGCACTATTATGGATAGTCGATCAACCCCAAGTCGCCAGTCTTTTTTTGAAACTGGAGCAAATTGGGAAATGTTTGCGGGCACCTCACCTGTAATTCAACCTGCTAATACTGGCATACATGTATTTGTGTGTATTTTTAATTCGGTAGATTCTATGTTTTATGAAGATGGCGGAATGGCTACAACTATTGATTCTGGGACAAGAAATATGATCGGTTTGACGCTTGGCGCATCTCGAACTCAGTCTAATGGCGCACCTTGGAACGCGCTTGACTTAATCATGTACAAGGTTTTGTTGGATACTTCAGAATTAAATCAAGTGGGACAATTTTTTGCGGACAAACATGGGCTGACGTGGAATCCTATAATACCTTGAGAAATTAAATATGACACTACCAATATTTAAAGCGCCCAAACCAAGATGCCCTGCCGTTGCAGGATCAAGTACCCCTACGTTAAGACGGGGAATCGATTTAAAATTAAGTTCACGCAAGGCAAAATCTGATATGCCTTTGATCCCTGGCAGAAATGACGCGGGTAAAAAGCTCGTCGGAAGGGCTTTTCCATCATCTTCACACTTTAAGGCAAGATAATTCCCATTTGAACATAATATAACATATTAGGATATAAAGCAATAATTATGCTCAATAAATTAGTTGTCATCCAAAAAGGCGAATCATTGCCGTTCAAATTTGATAGAGGGGGAGCGCCCATTGAGGGTTGGGTTTGTGTGATCAAGGTAAAACAAAGGCCCGACGATGTGGCGATTATTGAAAGAACAATAAGCGCTGATGACGATCAAGGGTTTACCGGTTTTCTTACCAGCACCGAAACAAATTTGCTGCAAGAGGGATTATGGTATTTGACTGGAATTTTGACTGAGGCGAAAACAGATGAATTGGAAGAAATTCCTATCCGGTTCAGGATCACTAAAACGTGGTCATCATAAATGATTAATCCTCAACAACCTATGAAGAAAACTGTTTTTTCATTTACCTATTTGAAGGAAGAGAAAATTTCCAAGCAAACAAAGCCAATAATTATTCATTATCACGTTTCAAGATTGAGCGTTGGGCCTGATAACAAAATTATTGCGGTGATAACTCAAAGCTGGAATTGAAAGGAACCATTTATGCCACTCATTAAACCAGGAAAACGCGCATCCAAGAAAAGGAAACAAAGAGCAGCTTCTGCGAATATTGCGACAGAAATTAGGAGTGGTCGCCCCAGGAAACAGGCGATAGCAATTGGTTTGAGTGTTGCAGGTTTGGGCAGAAAGAAAAGGAAGAGAAAGGCATAGATATTACCTCCCTCCCTCCTTAGGGATTGAGTGCGGGGGGTTAGCTTTTGGTTCGCGGCTTTCTCCCCGTATTATTTTTCAACATTAAAGGAATGTGATATGACGCAACAAAAAAGAGTTCTTGAATCTCTTCAGCTAACAGAGTCGGGAACTGGTTATGTAATTAATTCGATGCTTTACCCTGATCTTGATCCTGAGGGAATTATCTTTAACCCCATTGTGACCATTACCAGTGTGTTTCCCAACGGTGGTATTTCTGGTCTGGAGATCATCAAGGGCGGTTCATATACGGAATTAATTGCCAATACAGTGGACGGAGTTGGTCTTAAACTTTCCGATTCTAATCTTCCTGGGTCAATGGCGACATGTACGACTCATTTAACGCCCAAGAATCCACCTTCAGACGCTTGATATTGTAAACAGCAATGAATCAGCAATAAATTATGCCATTTCAACCAGGTCAATCAGGGAATCCTGACGGAAGAAAGTTAGGTTCCAAAAACAAACGAACTTTGAACGGGGAAGAGCTTTGCCTCTCCAGGGATTTCAACTCAATGGTATTTCTTATCGAAGTTGCGCAGGATGAATCTATTGAGATCGGCTATCGCATTAAGGCAGCGGTTGAGATAAATGGTTGCATGTTCCCCAAGCTTAAAGCCGTTGAACATACTGGCATTGACGGCGATCCTATCCACAATAAATACCTTGTCGAGATTGTAGACGCTCCCAAAAGGGATGAAATAAGCGAATGACAGTATTGGATTACAACCAGGTTAAATGGCAATTACCACGCATGATGGAAAGGATATTAACCTCACGCGCTCGAATCGTTGTCGTTATTGGAGGCCGAAGTTCGGGTAAGTCTGAAGGGATCGGCAGGATAGTATTGATCAAGGCTGATTCTGAAGGGGCTGATGTTCTTTGTGGGCGTGAATACCAGAATTCTATTGATGATTCAGTCCACAAGCTATTAAAAGGTTTGATAGATGATCATTGCCTGGTCGGGGTTGATGTTACTGACAAGAAAATAGACTTTGATAATGGCGCTGAAATCAGATTCAAAGGCTTTGCCAGAAACTCCAGCGCTGTTAGGTCGGCCCATTCCTTTAAATATTCCTGGATAGAAGAGGCTCAAGACCTTTCTGAAAACTCCATTGAAGAGTTGCTCCCAACCATTAGAGCGGCAGGCTCTCAATTGCTGTTCTCTGCCAATCCTATGGCTTCTAACGACCCATTCAGCAAACGTTTCATCACTCCATTCAAGAAACATATTGATCGATATGGTTTCTATGAAGATGAAATGCATTTGATTATAAAAATGAACTGGAGGGATAACCCCTGGCATGGCGAACTTGAAACGCAAAGGCTATGGGATAAGGCCCATATGTCGAGGGCTAAATATGATCACATTTGGGAGGGTGAATTCAATGACACTGTTGAAGATGCAATTATCCAGGCGGAATGGTTTGACGCGGCTATCGATGCGCATCTAAAGCTTGGCTTTAAACCACGCGGCGCAATCGTCCTGGCTCATGATCCTTCTGATACTGGACCTGATAACAAAGGCATTTGCCTTAGGCATGGATCGGTAATCCTTGACGTTCAAGAAAAACCGGACGGAGACGCTAATGAGGGTTGCGATTGGGCGCTTGATTATGCGATTGGACACAACATTGATCTATTCGTGTGGGATTGTGATGGTTTAGGTGTTTCATTGAAGAGACAGATAGTTGACGCGCTTGAGGGTAAGAGAATTAAATACCAAATGTTCAAAGGCTCTGAGTCTCCCTTGAACCCTGAACAATTTTATATGCCTGATGAACGGGTTGGATGGGAAAACTCCCGAAAGAATAAAGATACCTTCCGAAACAAACGCGCTCAATATTATTGGATGCTGCGAGACCGTTTCTATAACGCTTACCGCGCTGTAGAAAAGAAGGAATATGTCAACCCTGATGAAATGATAAGTATCTCTTCAGAGATCGATTGCCTCACTCAATTCCGCTCTGAGATTTGCCGCATTCCCAGAAAAGCCAACGGCAACGGCTTCATTCAGATAATGACAAAGCAGGAAATGAAAACCAGATTGAAAATTGAATCTCCCAACCTGGCAGACTCCGCAATGATGTGTCTCCATATGCCAGTAATTAGAGAACAGATAGACAACAGACCAATTTATATACCTGATTTAAAAAGGTTGTGACATGCCACTATTAAATAATCAATCAGCGGTGGTTCCTTCTATAGCCATTTCTGGTAGTGATCAAGAGAAGCTTGATAATTTCATGAATGAAATAATTATTGACGCTGAATTGACTGACGATCAACGCGACAAGGCCAATGAAGATATGCGTTTCGTTGGCGTTACCGGGGGAATGTGGGAGGGATTTCTGAATAGTCAATTTCAAGATAGAACCAAGCTTGAGTTTGACATGATATCCAACCATCTCAACAGGTTCATCGGTCAATGGAATCTGAATAGGATCGGCGTTGATTTCAGGGCGGATGATTCTAAAACCTCTGATGAAGACGCGGATTTGCTCAATGGAATGTATCGCGCTGACTACCTGGACGGTTCAGGGAAGTTGTCTGTCGATAACGCTGTTGATGAGGTTGCCACTTGCGGGATGGGTCACTTCAAATTGGCCGCTAAGTTTGAAGATGAAGGCGATCCTGAAAATGATTTGCAAAGGATCGAATGGAGGCCAATCTATAATTCTTTCAATACCGTCTTTTGGGATAGCGCGGCGAAAAGGATAGACAAGAGGGATGCGCGAAGGGTAACGGTACTGACTCAATTCACTCCTGATTCATTTGAAACGGCTTATCCAGGCAAAGACCCTGTAAGCGCCTACACGCCTGATACGCGGGAGTTTTTTAACTTTGAATCAGACAGGGTTCATATTGTTTACGTTGCCACACGTTATGAAATTATTAAGAAAAAGAAATTTGTTTATAAATACATGAACAGCGTCACCAATCAGATTGAAATCTTTAATGAAGATGATCATGCCCTTGTTGAAAAGGAATTGAGAGCGGATGAACATAGGAAATTCTTAAATAAACGCAAGGTAACGACTCAGGAGGTTTGGAAATCTGTCTTTTCTGGAGCGGAAATGCTGGAGAAGAGAGAGAAAATCCCTGGCAAGTGGCTTCCCATTGTCGCGATCTATGGTTATCGATCATATGTTGACGGCGTTGAATGGTATTACGGTTTGGTCAGGAAATTAAAGGATGCTGCGCGTCTCTTTAATATGCAAGTGAGTCAATTAGCCGAAAACTCTGCCACTGCGGGTCAAGAAGTTCCTATCTTTGATCCTGATCAAATGCCTGGACCTATTGCTGACACATGGGCGGATAAGAACAACAAACCTTACCTGTTAGCCAAAGCGTTAAGGGATCAAGACGGTCAATTGATCCATAGCGGCCCGATTGGTTATTCCCAACCTCCCAGGTTGGACGGTTCCACTGAGAAATTAATGGCGATTGTTCCCGCTTTTATTGAATCCGTCACAGGTGGAGCGCCTCAGGAAATAATTGACCCTAAAGTGAGCGGCAAAGCGATCCGCGCGATCCAGAAGAGACAAGACCTCAATACTCAGGTGATCAACGACAACATTGCGAACTCTATTGCCTGGTCCGGTGAAATCTATCAGTCAATGGCTTCTGAAATATATAACGTCAAGAGAATGATTCGGACGGTTGGAATGGACGGAACAGATGGTCGCCAGGATTTGTTGAAAATGGTCCTGGATGAAGAGACAGGCAGAATGATTCAGTCTAACAATCTCAGGGGAAAGAAGTTCAGAGTCTATGCTGACATTGGCCCTCAATACGAAACGATGCGCGAAGAAAAGGTTGAAGACCTTAAAGGCATTATTGAAATGATGGCTACCGTTCCAGGTGGGGAATCCTATATTCCGCCAATGCTTTCTACCCTGATTGATAATATGGCTGGCCCTGGCATGAAAGCTCTGAAGAAATTGAATAGGCGCAATATGCTGATGCAGGGCCTTGTGCAACCTGAAACGGATGAAGAGAAAGAATTCATGGCGCAATTGCAGGAACCTCAAGAAGACCCACAGGCGCAGTTGATTGAATCATTATCTAAACAAGCTGAATCAGAAGGCGAGAAGTTCCTGGCGGAAGGTCGCAATCTTGATTCTAAATCTATCGACAATGTAGCCTCCGCGCAGAAGAAGGGCGCTGAAACCAGGAAGATCATTTCTGAGACAGAGAACGCAGAAGAGAATGCGTTGTTTGAAATTCAGAAAGAGAATAGGGAACTGGCGGCTGCGTTGCCATTTTAAGGTAAATATATGAGCGCTTCAGTAAAGATATTCCAAAGCAACAACGCTCCAGATATTGAGAACCAAATCAATAAATGGATCAAGGAACAAATGCCTCCAGATATGCGCATCAAGCATTCAGAGACAACCTCCTGCCGGGGAGGGGAAGCTCCGCAAGAATTCCCAATCATTACGGTCTCTTTATGGTACGGCTCAATACCTCCTGGCAAGGGGAAATAATGTTCCACATGGAACGCAAGAAAAAGTTGACTTTATGTCAATATTGTTTACTATATTTCACGGTTAAGCAGGATCGCGCTAACTGTTCATTAAATTATTCAACGGAGTATTCAAATGGGTGTATTTAACAGGGACTTCTTAAAAGCAAATGGAAGCGGTAAGCAAAATAAAAGTAATGGCGGTAATGGCTGGATATATAGATCAGGTGACGCAACTGATCTTATCGCGACACTTCGAGCCGCAGGCTTTTTTGTTCCATTTGCGGAAGGGTTTGAAGTTGGCGATATCATTACCCTTATTCCAGGTAATGTTAGTAATTCTTATAGTGTGGAGCAAATTACAGTCGTTAATGACACAACGGTGACGCTGGTTGCTATGACCCTTGCGCCATAAAAGGAAAAATTATGTCATCAGATAATGGCGAAAGAAAACCCAAGAAAAAAAAGAAAAAGAAACCGAGAAAATAATTATCAGCTTATCGGAGCGTTAAACCGAGGGGCAGCTTGCCCATACTCTTAATCCCATGAAGAGGTAAATAAAATGGCGGATGAACAAGCGGAAAAAGAACTGGAAGAAGAGAAACAGCCTGTAGAAGAAAAGGTTGATGTTGAATCCACGGATTCAGAAGAAACCAAAGATGAGGCCGTTGATCAACCTCAAGAGATTGAGGTTACCAGGGAAAGATCGGGGTCGCTCCCTAAAGGTAACAGAGGCGGATTAAATAAACGTTTCAATAAGCTTAACGCTCGTAACGCTGAAACAGCTAAAGAAAGGGATTCGGCAACATCCAAACTTAATATTTCGGAGAAGAAAAACGAAATTCTCCAAATGCAAATCGATCAAATGAAATCAGGCAACAGGCTTTTTTCAAAACCCAACCCTGATAACTATGAAGGCGGAAATTATGATTCGGCTTTCGAGAGCGATTCGGCAAAATTCAATATTAGGGAAGAGGTTGCCAAGCAAGTAGAAGAATCAACCCAGGGGATCAGGGCGCGTCAGGATGCTGATATGGCGGACTCTAATCTAAGGAGACATCAAGAGGCGCATTATAAAAATGCGTATGAACTTGAGGTAAAAGATTTTGATGAAACCGAAGATAAAGCTTTGGAAATTCTTGGACTTGAAGCGGCGAATGCGATTATCAGTAATTTTAATAAAGACTCGCATTTGCTTATGTATTTCTTTGGCAAGGAGCAGAACAAGGCGGATGCTGAACATTTTAAGGGCTTATGGGAAACGAATAAAATCCTAGCTGTTGCCGAAATTGGCGGGATTCTTTCAGAAATGAAAGTCAGTCCTAAAACGGTAACCACTTCAACTACGCCTGATGAAGAAATTGAAGGCGGCTCTCACTCTAAAATTGAATTCCTTCAGAAGAGATATGAAAAATTGGTCGAGAAGAAAACGCAAAACCCAGGCGATCAATCTATCTATCCCAAGATGATTCAATTGAAAAGGGAGATGCTTAAAGTTGGAGATTAATAGGAGTAAGCCGAAATGGCTAATCAATTTAATAGAGAAGAAGTAATTCTCTTTGAGCAAGTGTTGATGCAATTCGACACTGATAACACAATAGCAAAACAGGCAGCGCGTTTTGTGCAGCCTGGAACAGAGATGCAGAGACAGGGCGATAGAGTTTGGAGACCCTCTCCACAAATTGCCGTAACCGTTGATGAATTGGATATCACGGGGAAAATCGGAAGCATCACTCAAATGTCGGTTCCCGCCGATTTGACCACAATCGCAAACGTTCCTTGGCAGTTGGACGCTAAAGAAATGCGAGACCCCCTTTACAGAGACCGCAAAGCAAAGGCCGCTTCTCAAGCCTTGTCTGCAAGGATCAACAGGGAAATGGCATTCAAAATCAGGGATCAAGGATCATTAACCGTTCCTGTCCCTAATGCCTTAACTGGCTATAACGACATTTCATTAGCGGATGCGCTGATGATGGAAAATGATATTGTCGGTGAAAAAACTATGGTTTTGAATCCGCGCGATTATAACCTGATGGGAGGTCAGTTGGCGTTTCGTACACTTATGCCAAGGTCGGTAGAAGCTTTGGACAGTACGACTATTGGCCCTATAGCCAATTTCAATACGTTCAAAACTGCATTTGGTCCGACATTGACCGCAGCAAATACAGGGACTGCTTATCAGATCGATACAGCGCAAAGATTTGTCCCGAAATCAACATTTACAGATGGGAATGCAACAGAGAATCAAGACAATCGTTTTATGATGTTAAACATTAAAACGGGCAATTTTGCTATTAAACCTGGCGATAAATTTACCATAGGTTTATTGACAGACGCAATTGACGCCATTTCTCATATCAATAAAGAAACTACAGGGCAGAAAAAAACTTTTACTGTAGTTACTTCCACTGGCGGTACTGGAGTGCAAACGATAGTAATAGCCCCGCCAATCATTGTCGGTGACGGCACTTCTGATGCCGAAGATGATTATGCGAATGTCTCCCAGGAAGCTCTGGACGACGCGGAAATATCCTTTCAGAATGTCAAAACAGTTCAAACAAACCCATTTTTCATTAATGATTCTATCGAAGTATTTGGTGGTCGATTGGCATTTGATGAAGATATGGCTGGCGTTGCTGTTATGCGGCAAATGACTGATACGGGCATAGAGATTATCTTTGCCAAACAGGGGAATGTCATTACAGGGAAATCCACTTATCGATTAACCATTTTCTTTGGGGTTACAAACTTGAACCCTGAAATGAATGGAGTTTTGATAGGCGATCAAAGTTAGAGAACTGCAATCATAATGCTGCCCATCCTTCGGGGTGGGCAGTTATTTTAACAATTTTATGGAGGCCGTAATGGTTGGAAATCTAGGACCGACATATTTTAAAGGATATGACCCTGAAGGTAACCCCCAATGGTTTAAGGCAGGAATTCCACCTGGATATACGGGTAAAAAGCCTGAAGGTAAAAAACCCGCAAAACCACCAGGGAAAGCTCCTGCAACTCCAGTAGCCGAGCCAGTCATACCCAAAAGCTCAAAATGAGTACAGGGACGGCAATTATTCAGGATGCAATGAAGAAGATAGGCGCTCATTCGTTGGTCGATCCTGCGACCACTGAGGGCCTTATTGACGGTTTGTCTGTCATGAACTCCATGCTGCATTTATGGCAATCTCAAGGAATCAGATTTGAGTTTGTCCCAATTATTACGCCTGGAGAAGATTTGTTTGAGCCGATTGATACGCGCAACGCAATCGTAAATAATTTGGCTATTGAAATGTCTCCCTTGTTTGATAACGGCGACGATATTGTTAGTCCGCGATTAAAGGCGCTTGCTGATAGCGATTATGAATGGGTAAAAACTTTATATCAGACCTTCACAATTCCTAACAAGGTTGCGTCTTCTCTGTTACCGCGCGGGGCAGGGAATTCAAAAGGTATTTTCAGAAGAATATTCAACGGTGTCGATGGAACTGTAGGGAATTAATATCATGCCTAAGGTCGATTTCCCATTAGGTTTGTTGGGTTCCGAACAACTTCCGCGAACAAAACGAACCTTGCAAAACGTTTTCAATAACGGCAAAGGAAACGTCCTCACTCGCCCAGGCATTCTCCCCTTACAAGATACAAATAAAATTGCTAGAGGTTCTTTCCAGTGGAACGGTTTTCTTTATCAGGTGGTTTCAAATTCACTCATAAAGATAACGGATACCACAACAGGAGCTTTTGAAACAAACATATCCCCAATATTAGGGGGCGCCAATATAAGAACCGCTATTGGATTTAATACAGCCGTCATAGTTGTTAAAGGCGGCAGGATTTACACCGTCGATAAAAATGATGTCGTTGTAGATATAACTGGCAATAACAATTTTGAATCATGTGTTGATGTCGCTCATATAAACGGGCGTTTTGTTTATATTCCCGCCAGCGGCGATCCTGCCTTTTTCTCTGACGTTGGATTTGCTGGAATAGTACAAGATGCCTCATTCTTTGACGCTGAATCTTTGCCTGATGAAAATAATGGAGTCATAAATTACCGCAATACATTATTCATTTTAGGAACGGATTCCATAGAACCTTTCCGGGATGCGGGAACTTCCCCTAATCCATTTCTCAGAATCAATGGCGCTCGCATTGATAACGGCTATATAGGCGGCTTGATTGAATACAATCAGACCTTTGTTTTTTTAGGAAGGGAAAAGGATCAAGATTTTGGTATTTATGCCTTGGCAAGCGGAAACGCTATAAAAATATCGAATGAAGTTATTGATCTTATCCTTTCTGAACATACTGAAGATCAAAGAATTGATGTGATTACCAGTCGTTTCAAATGGCGCGGATATGACTTGATCACGTTCACATTGGCTAGAGCTTCATTCGGTTTTTTTGGGGGAAATTGGTTCAAATTAAATTCATTGGTGGGAGGCAATTCTGATATTTGGGGGGGTGGTTTCATAACTCAAATAGATGGGGAATATTTTACTGCCTTCAGGAACAATATGGGTAAATTAGAAAATATAGACACAGATTATGGAGAAAGAATAAATTATGTCATTGAAATGGGTTTGGAACAGGGCGAAGGAGACAGGTTCAGTTGCCAATCAATTGAATTACCCATATCACAAGGTTTTAACACGCAGCAAGCTTCCGTAGCCTTACAAATGAGTAAAGACGGCGTTATATATGGTCAACCATTCATGCGTAATTTAGGTTTGATAGGACAATACCCACAAATTTTAAAATGGAACCTCCCAGGTGGATTGGGGAGATACCGAGAATTTATGGGCTGGCGATTTTCATCCAATGAATTATTATTTTTCAGTTCTGAACCTCCAATAGTGAAATTAAGATGACTCAAATCATTTCTACGCCCGATCATGGCAACAAGTTAATCGATAAAGAAGGTTTGGCTTTGCAAAATTTTCAAATATTTATTGATGATGTTGTAAGGCAATTTAATCTCCTGGAAAAGCAAATCAATCCTGTAACCAGATTGAATTTATTTGATGTGGCAAATCTTCCAAGCCCGGTAGGCGAAACAGGAGGTTTGATTTACGTTATTGATGAGGTTGATGGGGAAGTTCCAGCATTCTCTGACGGAACGAATTGGTTAAGAGTAACAGACAGGCAAATTGTCGCGTAATGAATATTCTTAATTGGCAAATCACTTCAGGTTGTGAATCTTTAGGGGGAGGGTGCGCTTCATGTCCGTCTCTTATCCATTACAAAGAAAATAATTTGGATTATTCAATCAAGGAACACAGAGAAAGATTAGCGGAGCCGTTTGTTACCCAGGAGCCAAGTTGTTTTTTGGTCTCATTGGGAAGCGATCTATTCCATAGGTCAGTGTCAGATGGTTTCATAAGAGACGCATTTGAGGTAATGAACAAATCTTCTGAACATCATTTTGAAATAGCGACCAAGCGCCCACACAGGGTTGTCGTTATGACTCCATATTTAACCTGGTCAGATAACATTATGATCGGAACAACCGTTGAATCTGAAGATTATATATATCGAATAGATATTTTAAAGCAAGTTCCTACTGAGAATAATTTCATTTCATTTGCTCCTTTGTTGGGAGACGTAGGAGAAGTTGATTTATCGGGAATAAAAATGGTTGGAGCTTGTGGGGAATATTGGGAATTGAAAAGGCCCTTTGATCCTGCATGGATAGAAAATATTAGAAGGCAATGTTTGGATCAAGATATCCAATGGATTAATACACATGCAATTTACGATAAGGAGGCCGCGTAATGGTTGGCTTTGTAGTAGGAGCGGGTTTGTTGGCAAGCGCAGCCGCTGGAGCTATAGGCGCTTTAACAAGTGATACAGGAGCAGGCGGAAGAGCGGCAGCAGCGGCAGCGCAAGAAAGCAGACAATCGGAAGAGAGAGCGCGTAAAGATTTAGGCCCATTCGTGCAAGCAGGGCAGGAGGCGCTTCCTGGCTTAATTGAAGGATCAACCGCAGGAGGGTTGGACGCTAGACTTGGCAGAATTTTTGATTCAGATATATTTGGTCGCTTGGTTGAAGAAAGAACGCGCTCCGTCCAAGGGCAATTGGCGGCAGGAGGTTTGACAAGATCAGGAACCGCATTGCAGGAAATAGCCAACGTACCTTCAGGATTGGCGCTTCAGATTGAACAATTATTAACAGGAAGATTAGGAGGTTTAGCTGGTCAAGGTTTACAAGCTGGAGGCGTTTTAGCGGAAGTTGGTCTTTCAGGCGGTCAATTTAGAGGGGAAGCTTTATCTTCAGGAATTGCAACGGACGCGGCGGCGAGGACTTCAAAGAATCAAGCTTTATTAAATGCGGCTGCTTCAGGCATTCAATCATTTGGCAAATTCTTTCAATAGGTAATTTATGGTCACTCTAGCAAATCTTCAAGGCTCCGATTTAGTTGTTGATCCCGTTCCGGCAATCCAGGCAATAGGCCAGGGGGTAGGGGATGTGTTAGTAAATCAAGCACAGGAACAGGTATTTTCTGAAACGACTTCCCCATCACAAAAGAGGGATGCGTTTTTAAGAATAAGCAAAATAAATCCGCAATTTGGTCAAGTTGTTTTGGGTCTCCTGGAAAAACAGGAGTCGGTGAAGCTGCGACAAATTCAAGAAAAGACAGATGAACAAGCGCGTTTTGCGGCCTTATTGCTCCAACAAGGAAACCATGATAAGAGGGTAAAACTTTTACAGGATAAGGCTAGTGAAGCCGTAGTAGGGGGAGAAGACCCTTCAGAGCTTTTGCGCATGGCAGACCTTGATGAAGATCAATTGAAGATTAATATGCAAGAAGCAATTCTCCAGGCAAGGGATTTAAAAACCATTGTTAGTCCAAACGTCCAAGATATTGACCCGACAAAATTCACTCCCGAATCCGTCCAGGCATTCAGTCAAAATCAAGATTTTAGCGCCTTGGTTCCTATAGGAGGACCAGGAGGCGAATCACGTTTTGGAAAACCGTCTATAAAAGATTTTACGTCTAAATCAGTCGAAAAATTCCGAAAATCAGGCAATGAAGGAGATTTGGTTTTGCGGGGCGATCTACAGTCTCCCGAAGGGAAACAATTTTCCGACCAACAATTGGTTGATAATCAATCTGGCGCCGATAGCATTGAAGCTCAAGCCTTACGAGCGGCCTTTAAAGCAAGTAAGGAACCAGCAATAAGCCCTTCAGATATAACAGGAATTGAGCGAGATTTGAGAAATCAATTCGCGCAAAGGTCAGTAAAATTCGTAACCGCAAAAGCGGCATTGAAAAAAGTTTTAACTTCTGAACAAACTCCAATCGGAGATTTAGCTAAGACAGTCGCATTTATGAAAACGATTGATCCTGACTCAGCGGTTTTACAGGGTGAACAAGCGACAGCTCAAAGTGCAGGGTCGGTTCCAGATAAATTAATAAATTTATACAATAAGCTATTGGGAACAGGCGAAATGTTAACGCCCACTCAAAGAGCCAATATGGATAATCAGGCTCTTAAAAATTTTAACGCTTTAGTTCCAGCTCAAAGACAATTGCAGAAATTTTTCACCGATACCTCCAAACGTTCAGGCGCTGATTCAAAAAATGTAGTTTTAGATTTGATTGACACAAGAGCGCAAGGGGCGCCGACTCCAGCCCCAAAAGCAGGGCCAGCGGGAGGCGCTCCTACAATCGCTGCGGGAGCCACGCCGACAACGGCATTAGATGATTTGAACGAGTTTACGATAGGCAAATTTAAGGTAAAGGTTAAAAATTAATGCCAATTTTTGAAATAACTAATCCTGATAATGGAAAACTTTTGGTATCTCGGCATTGACTTTTGCATAGGCTTTATTTGAGACCTTTTCCAAGTCGGCAATGTTTTTCTGAATTTCAGAT